TCACAAGATAGTGTTCGCAGGTGGCCCGATCCCGAAACGCGGTCTAGGGTAACTCCCGCATTCTTGAGCAACAGTATGAATGCTGTAAAGAACCTCGAAAAATGGCTTTGGCCCTACAACATGCGAGGTGAACTGTATGAACTCCATATAGTCAAGCGCGATGCACGGAACTCCGGTATCCTTCGCGACACTTCCAATTAACGTGCTGTATTCGTCATATTGATCTGAAAACAATTCTTTACTAATGACCAATGAGATCAGCGTTTTTCCCTCTGTGGATAAGACGAACTCTTTTTCGCCACACTTAATCAAAAATTGTGGGGTGCTACGCAAGTACCGAATAGCACCACGGACTTGTGCAAGTGCCTTGGTCAAATTTTTTAGTGCAGTAGCCCGCTTTCGACTTAATTTGTTATTTGCAATGTCTTCAGTATTTGGACTATCTTTAGCCTGTACCGTCAAGATATGAGTATCGGTAACAACAATCACGTCAGCAATTTCATGACCATCGCTGGGCCTCAACGGGCCATGAAAAATGCTGCTTGACTCGAACGACCGCTGCAGCAGGTCGATGATGTCCCACTCTTGAAGTTGCCCAGGTTCAGGTCGAACCAAACTCGCATGCCGAACTGTTGGGCTGCCATGAAATGCATTTTTATCCGGTCTGAGTTCCATGATGAACAGATCCTCTGCCACCGTAGGCTCACAAAGACTCACGGTTATCGCTGCTGCATCATCCTCCGCTGTCCGCTCTCTCATGAACGTCACAAAACCATCCCACATCGTGCGGATTAGATTGGCAGTATCTGAAAAAAACCTAACAGTCTCTAACAAGGTCCTAGTAGCCGGTGGCATAGTCACGGAGGCCTTGTAACCAAGGAGCTCTCGGCCATGTTCATCGAAAAAATGGATATCGATTTCAGGTTGAAGCAGGGTTTCACGCAGGTCTTCGCAAGCGCCATCAGCTATGAGCGGTGTACCGATAAATAACGGTTCATCTGGATCGTCAAAAATTGCAGTAACAAGGCCCAGCGTTTTCTCACCTTGAGAGGAAAAAGCGACTAGGTAGACCTTGAGCTCCTTACGAAGCTTCGAGGCAAACAGAATTTCTTTCGACGACTTGACAACTAAAACTCGCCTATCCGCAGCGGGCGAATAAAGGGCCATGAGTCCCCCAGGAAACTCGGAAAGAAGCCGTCGCGATTCAAAGCTCAGTCTAGGAGTAAGCATGTTTGGGATCGGTCAGAAAAGACCATCGTTAGTAACGCGAGCCCGGCCATGCCGCCAATTGCAGCTAGACAGAATTCCGTAAAACTACACGGCTGAAAATAAACGCAAAGCCCCCTCATCAAGGACTCAACACACTGCGCTCTGAGCAAACCAACACACGTTTGGCACCGCGAGTAAGTGCGACGTATAGGTTGCATGCGTCCATCTGCTCAGGTTGCAAGATGACAGCGACATCTGCCTCCAACCCCTTGAGAAGAAGTGTGCTCCCAACCGCTCTACGCGAGACAGGGCGTCCGTGATGTCGATTCCGTTCACGCGCTTGCAGAACTGCATCCAAAAAGGTTTTTTCATCAGCTACAGAGCGCATGGCAGACAGGCAACAATTAAACAGCTCTGGTCTAAAAACACGCGCGCCAGGCTGCGCCTCCAGCTGCTGTAACACCTGCAAAGCCGAACCCAAAGTTGGATGCTTGGCAAAAGCCAGAGCAGCCTCTTCAGCCTTGGTTGCAGAATTTTTAGCTCGTCCGCCTTGCAACGTCTTGATACGACCAAGATATGTTGTCGCACTTACACCAGTCATGACGTCTCCTGCAAAGTTAACCAAGTGCTCAAGAGCGTCAGCCCGAGTCAGGTCAAATCGGCGAGCGAAGACGGTCAGATCGCCGAGGTCAACTGTCTCGACGGATGTGGCTCCACGCGTCTGACTGGTGAACTGATGTCGTCCACGGGGATTGCGAGCATCACCAATGATAAGGACGGTCTCCTCTCCACCTTGAAGTCGCGTATGCGCAGCATTTCGACGCCCCCCGTCAAGATTAGCTCTGTCCAACTGGACCCACTCTAGCCCAGCCACCGCAGTATGCAACTCAACGTTACGACCGGCCTGCAGTTCGGCTCGAGCATGCAGCAACCAACGACCTAGTTCCTCGGTACCAGCGTTTATCCACCTCCATGGTGTCTCGAGTTCTCCAATGGGGGGAAATCGAGTGACGACGTCTTGGCCCCAATCGACCAATCGATTACCTGCAAAACCAAAGATCGCCTGCATGGGGTCTCCAAGCACGACCGTTGGCATCTCACAAGCCAACGCATCGATGATGCTGTGTTGAAGAAGGTTGCAGTCTTGGTATTCGTCGACGATGACCCTCGCATATGTAGCACGCAAAGCAATGGATAAGTGACCTGCTTTCAAAAGAGCAAGGGCGGCATTTCGAATTGTTGGGTAGTCGTTCCGAGGGTCACCAATTTCAAGAACACGTAAGTCGATGGCGCTACGCATCGGAAACATCGCGATAAGACGCATGGCAAAACCATCAATCGTAGAGACTCGGAAGATTGATGAATGGACGCTAGCCTTCTTCATGCGCTGACGCAAAGCAGCAGCACCTGCATTCGTGTGGGTCAACACGAGGACAGGCTTGGGGCCAACGTGCTTCGACAACGAATAGGCAATGAGATGCGTCTTACCACAGCCCGCAGGTGCAGTTACAGATCCACGGTCAACTGAAAAAAGATCGAGCTCAGGCGGCATGAATCCAATTTTGAAATTTATTGATCAACACTTGAAAGTCTGCATCAGCCCCAGCTAGATGTGGCCCCACAATGTTATTTGCGACCTCTTGAAATCCAGTTATTGATTTGAACCAGCCATTACCTTTAGTCTTTGAAGAGATCGAGAGCAAGGTCTTAGTCTCATCTGTGTATGCATCAAAAATTCGCTCTAACTCAATGTCACTCAAGTCCACCTGACCACCAGACTTCGACTTGATGTGATCGTCAATCAAATCGCGACCTAATCTATCAATGGCCTTATTAAGTAACGCATCAATACCAACGTCTGAAAGACTATGAAATAGCTCATCTTCAAGAGCACGCCCCTGGCGCCAAGTGACAGATGCACCACCAGAATCGTGAAACGCTTGAACCACATCGGCGGTAGGCGGCTTATCAGCGTCAGCTAGGACCAACACGCGATATCCGAGCTTCAGAAGTGCACTGCCCTGCTCAAAACACCGATCCGGATCACTGCCTCCGGTATCCACGTAGGCTCCCCCCAGAGCAAAAAATGAGGTATGTCCCTTACTGCTCCAGTACCTATCGAGACCTCGCCCAAATCCAACTTCAGATGCGCCCTCACATACAACAATAGACTTTGCCAAAAACGCTTCAGCATTCTTACGTAACATCCCTTGAATATCGTCTACCGCCCCGACTCGACGTACTCGGTGCCGATCAAGGTGTGCACGCACGACAAACACTTGGTCTGCAGTCAACTCCCGTAAGGCGACAGGAGAATGACTTGTCATGAAAGTTTGCAGCGATTCGCCATCGTCTTTTGAACCAAGCGAGTCTAATAACCTCGCAAGACGATGAGGCTCAAGTCCATACTCAACTTCATCGACAAGCGCAATTGACGCCGACTCCGTAGCCTCTCGCTGTAGACCGGCGACAAGCAGCCGCGATGATCCTGTCCCAAGGGAGCGCAGGGGTATTCCAGCTTCGTTATGCAGTGCTATAGCGCCATCGCTAATCGATACCGAGTGCGCATCAAGTAATGCGCGCGCAGATGCACCAACAGGAACGCCTAATTTATTGGCCACAACGGTCACAGTTGTCAGGGCCTCAGAAAGCTGAGCATCAGCCTTGTCACCAAAGTTGGCACGCGCCTGTCGAGCAGCAGCAGCAAGCTGCGATCCTAATTCTGCTCGGTCTTCCGTCAGACGATTGAGTACCGAATTGCGTGACCACGACAAATTACTGTTCGCGAAATTTCCAATGCGAGCTGGGGCAAGCAATGCACGATCTTTCCACGCTAGGCTGCGCTCTATTCCATCACGTTGGGCGCGCTCTGAATATAGACTCCATACAGGTTCAAGATCTGCCGCCACAGTAAGACAAAGCGTCAAAACAGTCGAAATGCCACTCCTTGGCTCATCCTCTACCTGCCCCGTATCCAGATTGAACCCCCGCAAGAAATCGCCATAAACATCAAGATTCAAAAGCTGGTCAGGCAAACCGTCAAGAGTAGCCAATATGACAATGGGCTGGGTAACGTCTAGATTGTGGAAATCCGTGTCGCCGAAAGCCACGCTGCGACGTGCACCAAGACACAGATCTATCGCATCAAGGATGGTCGATTTTCCGCTATCACCTGGCCCGATCAAACAGTTAATGCCAGCGGACGGAGCCCACGACAACTTTTGTATCGAGCGGAAGTTTTGGATTGAGAGATGGCAAAGCTTAGCCATAAACTGCTCCGAATGTTCTTCAATATGCCAAGCATCGTAACGCAGTGCCTTACGTCGAATATCCAGCAGTCACTAAACGGCTACTGAGGTGAAAAAACCCTATTGGGAACGAAAGAATCGCTCAAGATTTTTTTTGCCATCTCGGTTTCAATAACTGATGGCTTGAATTGGACAGTAAATAGAACTCTATCTCTTGGAGTCAATTTGGAAGGGGCACCTACAGGAATGGACTCACCTAAGGCCTTGGGCGTGACAACTACATTAATGACGGTTTTATAAGTTAAATTTTTGTTTGGAGTTTTATCGGCCAACTTCTGAAGGTACTGAAGAACAAGCTTTCTGATATCGTAATGAACAACCCCAGCTGGTTGTACCGCTAAGTTGAATGTGGCATTGTGAAAAACTGATGGCAACTCTCGAATGACAAGATTTGATTCATCTTCAACGTAGGTAAGCCCCTCGATCCCGATCGCCTCAAAAACGGCTCCATCAATAATTTTCTTACCGTCATTCTGTAAAGCAACGTATAACCGGAGTTCTTGCTCTAAGGTAGCCGTCGTCCTGAGATCAATCTCTTTGGTACCGCCATCTGCAAACTGAAATGCAGATGGCTCTCTTAATCTTCCAAGAGAAATTTCATTAGCTTGAGTCGCAGTTGCAAGTGCTTGTAACGCAATCTCATTGCTGGACTTTGCGCTTTCGTATGCGACGAAAAGTGAGGCTATGCTTAAGAAACAGCTTATGCCAGTAAACACAAGATTTATTTCTGATTTACACAAACTGAATATTTTCATATTCAAGAATTCTTTCATCTGCACAGACTTACCCTCAAAAGTCAAAAAAGACAACTACCTCTCTGTAACGAGGACCGAAAGTGGCTGTCCCTTCTGATACATATTTTTTTGAATTAAGTACACAACTTTACCTCTCTACCCCATATGCACGCCAATACCAACGCTGGATTTCAACCAACATTAGCGTAGTTTGGGTTGCATCTTGGCGAAGTTGCCTACAACCTAGCGCCTCTACCTCATCTCTGAAGGAAGAAGGTGCAATGTCGGGGGAGCCATCAGCAATTCCTTCGGGAGTTGTGGATATGGCGGACATATCGCCTGATCTGATTTCGGGCTTGTCGAGCACCCGCTCGTACACAACAGTACGACTAGCCAACAAACTAGACTTCTTGCGATAGTCATCAGAGATCTCCTTCGATATTTGGTTTTGAACTCGAGCCACATCGGCCACGTGTTGTTCTTGCTTTGCTTGTGCAACTTGCATGGTTTGTTTCTCAGCATCCCACTGGCGCTGCAGACGGGATTGCCCCATCTGCAGGCCTAGTAAAAACGCCATGAGAAGCAGCAGTCTCTTGAGAAACAAGGATTTATTCAATTCGAGGAACGCACGAATCCAGCTCATACGTACTCCCCGTCCAGCGAGGACAAGTTGTGGACACCAATCAAACAGATGAGCTTGTCGGCATAGTCTGGGTCTGTGGCGTAGCCAGCTTTGAGAAGAGCTCGCGCAAAGGTCTGTGCCGAGACACACAAGAAGCAGTCTTTGTAACGAGGGTTTCGTTTTAAGAATGCGGCGTGATCATCAACACTAACCTGCCATGTCGGGTACTTGCGCCACTTAGCGGGCACAACAACCCACTGCCCTCGGATGAACTCCTTGGTGTCAAGCGTCACGGTTTCACCGCGCCACAAAATGTCTGCCTTAATCCCGAACAGGTTATTGGCCTTCTTGGCGAGCCCTGACTCTCCCCAACCAGACTCGAGTGCCGCTTGGCTTACTGTGATGCTTGCCGGAACACCCGCAGCCTTGTGACAAGCCCGTGCGGCAGGCCCAATAAGTGCAATGAAGTCTTGTGGTTTCACAGCATCTCCTTCACTTCTTTGGCCACCTCATCAATTGAGGCATCGCGGCGCTCCACGATGAAGTTAAAAATCCAACGCACCAATGCCCAACCGGGCAAGCCACAGGCAAAGATCACCCCGCCCATGGCGTACAGGCCAATCGTCGAAAACGCCCAATGATGAAGCTGTAAATACTCGATGGTGATCGCCCCACCGCAGATGCTCGATACGACGGTACTGATCAGCCCCACTGTCCACTCGCGCTTATCGCGCGGTGGAGTCATGAGCATGACCACGACTGCGGCAAGCGTTGCACCGCTGGCTGCGGCAGCAGCCGTTCCACCAAACGCTTTGTATGCAGCGGCAGCTCCCGCCACTCCGCTACTTGTTGGTTCTGGCATTTCTTAACTCCAAAAAATACCCGCCCGAATTGCTTCAAGGCGGGTTGTGAACAACTCGTTCGTTTATGTTTGATCAGCTGTGTGAACTGCAGCGCTTTCTGCCACGCAGGTCACCTCCACCAAATCAGCTCGAGATTTGACGCTCATCACGCGCGCCATCTGGGCCCAAGTCTGCCCAATGCCAAAAGCAAAGTGCGTTCGCTCCTCACCTCCACCGGTTTGGATATCAATGCTCAGCGCTTGCTGCAAGACGGCATGCCTGTCCGTCGTACCACGCGTCACAGCAATCGGATCAATGACTGAACCATCCAGGCGTCTGAGCGCGATGTAGTGATTTGCCCCCGTAAGCCAAGGCAAGCGCTCAGAACAGAGCAACACCTTTGATGAACCATCCCAAGACAGAGCTTCACCACTCACGCCCCAGCTAGGCATGTCATGGCTGATGGCTACCAAGTCGCCGTAGGTTGGAATCAACCCTTCGAGCTCAGTCCTAAAAATAATGATTCGCCTGCGATACCGATTGGCTGCGGCGATGTACTTTCCCTCACGTGCAGCTTGCGACCTGTCAGTACAACCAAATAGCTTCAAGCGTGCAGGCTTGGACAAAGTGGAACCAGCAAGTGCAACCGTGATCTCATCAGGCTTCCAACTCTTGGGACTGAAGTATTCAACTGTGACAGCATCGGCAGTGGCATCACCGGGCATCACATACTGAATCTTCAAGCTGCTTCGGACGATGTTCCTGGTGGAGAACAAGGCCACAGGCATGGTCTTGGGCTCATCTCGAACAATGCGCACGATGCTGCCCTGAAGGAATGGAACTGCGCGCCCCGCTCTAGCAATCTGCCCCATGGCATCCCAAACCGTTAGGTTCTGATCGAACACACCATTGAACGTATCGCCACGCGCAGACCAAACGCCATCGAGCTGGGCCAATGCATTGAGATCAATCTTTGCATCAGGCAACCCCGCCCCATAACTCGCACGCACTGCATCAGCAAATGCCCAAGCAATCGAGCGGGTGGCTTGCGGCGCACTCCAACCTGTGGTCTTTGACCAGGCTGGTAGCTTGCGCGTCACCAAGCAGTTCACTAAGCGGGATGACCGCTGAGACAAGTTGTCCGTTGCGCGCATGCGCAATGCCAGCAAGGTCAAATCTGAGGGCAATGTTGGATTAACCAGATAGCCCTTAGCCTGTCCCCACCTAAGCTCATGCCCAGCTCGGGTGCTGGTGTCTTTGGTGTCTAGCCTTTGAACACGCAACTCGTAGCGCCCTGCCCCCACAGCGTATATATAGGTTCTGCGCTGCGCCGTGTTGGTCGCAGCAGAGTAGGACTCATCCGCAAGATGAATCCATCCAGATGTGGCGTCTCCATCGTCGTTGATGGTTCTCGCTTCAACTCGCCATTGAACGCTTCGACTGTCCAATGCCCCACTGTCAGTTGCGTAATACAAACCACGCATCATCACAACATCAATGCCGATCTGATTGACTTGGGTCCCTGCGGGATTGAGGGCGAACGGTCCAATGATGCTTCCGCCTGTATCGGCGACTGCAATCAACTCCTGCCCTGTCACTTCAGCGGCTGTCACCACATCGTTGTTGAACAGGGTGTTTTGACCGCCCGGCTCAATGACTTGCGCCTGTACTTCTTCAAAAGATTCAATCGGACTGTCATCAATCGACAACTCTTCAAATTGAAAATTCCCAATGCCAATAACATGGAGCTGATGCAGGTACTCCTCGTTGTTGACGTACTCGGTATAAGGCATTGCAGCCAAATCCGGATAAATCAGATGCTGACCGTACACAACAGGAATTGGCTGCGACAACCGTCCGTAGTTACCTCGGGCCTGCAACGAATAGGTAGGACTTGGGGAGGACGAACTCGCGGTCGCATTGGGCAGGCTCTGATTGGGTAGCGGCACCAACGCACTAACGATGATGGAACCCGTCACTGCAATTGCAGTCGATGCAACCGAAGTAGCCACAGCCCCTGAATACCCAAACGATGCGGCCAGCTCAGCGCCATAGGCATTGGCCACAACCAAAACGGCAATCATCAAAACCGTCTGCAGAGGGTTCTTGCCGCCTCCTCCGCCCCCCTGCGGCAATGACACTAGGGCGATGACATCTCCAGCATCTATGGGGGTCACACCACGCTCGACCATCAGCACTGGCTTGCCGTTCTTGAGCACCAGCGTTGGTTGCTCAAAAACGATCTGCTCTTGGTTCATCCATTGACTGATGGTTGGATTTCCCTGAACGTGATGGATATCACGTTCATGGGGATCGAACGGGTTTCGAAGCCAAACTACGACACCGTCATTGCTGCTTGGCATGGATCACCTCGAAATGCATAAAACCCTTCGACACGCCAGCCATGACGGTCTAGCGCCCACAAGTCCTGAAACACCACACCCACGCTTTGCGCGCAATGCAGCACGCCGCCTCCATCGATGTCCAGCCAAACACCGACATGCACCGGATATCTGGACTGGCGCATCAGCACTGCATCCCCATGCTTTGGGGCGGACACACGCTGCCAGCGTTTCCGCTCGGCGTGTTCATTGAAAGTCTTGAGCACCACACGCAGATTCAGCGCATCCACAGGGATAAGTGGTAGCTCACGACCGAAGTAATTTCTCTGCACCCATAAAAAAAGGCCCCAGCAGTCAAATGACTCGGGGCCTCGTGCTCCTGCTATCCATGGACGACCTATGCATCGGTGCGCCCAGTAACCATCAGTTGGTTTCATGTCATCTCCATCACCGAGCCAATCCCGGGAATTCCGTCGCGGTGTACAGACGCCCCGGAAACGCCTTGTTTCCGATATCCACCATCCGAGCTCTTGCGCTCACACGCATCACATCCGCCTCTACCTCGGTCAGTACCAACGTGATGGGAGGGTCCATCTGCGGTCCCTCCATGTCGTTCGACAAGTACGGTCGATAAGTGACTTCGATGGAAGCTTCGGACTCGGACGCCGCATCAAGGTGTTTGACGATCTCGCGTGAGACGTTATCCAAGGTCAGAACGACCTCAGGAACCGGTGCAATGTCTACAGGCGGCAAATCCAAATCAAAGCCCATGGCCACAAACCTCACCGTCTGGCTTGGATTCAACGGGGCTGAGGGTTCGAGGCGTGCAAAGAGGTCTTGTTGATCTCGCACCACCCGAATAGCAGTTGTCACCCCAGACTCATTTTTAAAGTCTGGGTGACGTAGCTCCAAGGTATGCAGGATCACCACATCCGAAGGCGCGCTCGCGTAAGCCTCCTTCAACGCGTCACTCAACGTCACATCAGGCATGTTCTACCTTGATGGGAATGACTCGACGCTCTTTGACTTCTGAGTTCTCACTAAGCAAACCGAAGATGTCTCGACGTTCCTGTGGGAAGTCCCCCTCGATATAGAACGGGAAACAACCAGTGAGGAACTCAATGCCAGCAGCCAAGAACGGTACGTTGTCGGCATACGAGGCATCACACCCTGCCGTCCACAACGGACCGTCCAAGAACAT